AATCCTCTGCATAGTTTTTATTTCTTGCTTTGTCTACTTGACAGGGAGCAGTTCAGGCGCTGGACTTGGTTCGTGAAAACCAACAATCCAGCGCCCATAACTTTGTGAAAGATTTTTCTTCAATTTTTCCGAAATCTCGCCGCCGCAGCCCTCTGAAAAAGGGCGCTGCCACTGAAAATCCGCTTGAATATGGAAAAACAGAGGTTCAAATCCTGTTTGAACCTCTGCAAGCTGCGATTTCATCTATGGAGTTACCTAAGAATTTTGAGAATAAAAAATTGCCGAACACCTTGAGACGACTGGCTTTTTCGCCATTTCATCTATAGTGTTCGGCAATCATGGTGACCCGCCGGAGATTCGAACTCCGGACACCCTGCTTAAAAGGCAGCGTCCAGCGCGTTTCGTAAATTTTTTTGATCTTTTTGAGTCTTTTTGTGGTTTGTAATTTTGATTTTTTTAATTTTCTGCTATTTCGGTTTTTTTCAATCTTTTTGGGTTGCTAACAAATAACTAGCGATTCTCGCCCCGTCCTATTTTCTGCATAACCGAATTATACACCCTTTCGTTTACGACCGCAAGCGTGTCCATCAGCTCGTCCATGATCGGCCAAACGGTGGACGGTTTCTTTTCCTCTATGGCGCGCAGAAAATCGCTGTCGCCGTAACTGCCTACCGTCTGCGGGACTTCTGCTTGTGAGGCTGCTGCCTGCACAGCGGGGGCGGGGTCGCCGGAATAGGCGTGCAGGCGCGTGCTCCTGCTTTCCTTCTCGTCTTCCTGCATCTGCTTGCGGATCACATACAGATCCGCAAGCTTAGCGTAATTCTTATAGTCGGATTCCTCATATTCCAGGCGAGCAATCTCTTTCCGGATTTCGGCTGCATCCAACATATTGCGCTCTCCTTATGCCCGCTCGATCTGCTCCATGCAGCGGCGGATCGCGTCACGGGTTTTATCGTCGTCCGCGTCGCGCATCATATCCTCCAGCTGCGCATGCATGTGCTCGCGGGCGTCGGTGCGGCTGTAGCGGCCCATTGCGTCGCGGCGGCGCCCACGGTATGAACTTCCGCGTCCATATGTGCCGCGCATGTCGGCTTCCCACTCGCCATCGCGGGAATAGCCGCCGTCTTCAGCCATCTCGATCTTGTAGGTATTCTTGATGGAGCTCGTCAGCTTCTGGATCGCGTCCAGGTCGCCCGCAGACATTTCGCGCTTATCTGCGATTTCGTCAAGCTCTTTGCAGAGCATTTCACGCAGGTTTCTCAAATCGTACATATTGCATCCTCCTTTCACGATACGCGCTCGACGATCATATTGCTATTTGCGAAGCTTACCGCCTGCGCACTGGTGTTCTTCGCCGCTACAGTCAGGCAGCAGCCGCGCGGGACTTCCACGAATGCGGAAACGAAGATGTTGAAATAGTTCTCAACAGCCGCAGGGGTTACGGTCGCTGTGGCGCTGCTCAGAGGTTCGCCGTTGATTGCAAGCGCAGCGGTAATGGCACCTACTGTTCCGCCTGTAGGGACGGCAATATTCGCCCCAAAGGATACGCGGAACTTCGCCTTGCATTGCTGCGTAAGCCCGCGCAGCGTAACGAGCCCGCTTCCTTCTCGATGTACGATGCACGGCTTTCCGCAAGCCGCCGTGGAAATCAGAGGGACGTTCTGCCCAGCGGCGACAGTTTGAATCCCGGATGATGTAAATTCAGCCATAAAATCATTCCTTTCTAAATGCGTCGATTTCGACACGGTTAAAAATAGCGGCGGGACGATTGCCCCGCCGCGTTGCTATCGAGTATCGGCAATGGGGCCGACCATTTTCGTGAGGCCACGAAAAAGCTCTACGATGTGGAGTTGTTACGCGCAGTTTCCGCAGCCGTAGTTGTAGCCGCTGTTGCAGCAGTACGGATTCGCGACAACATAGGCCGGGCTGGGACTCGGGCGAAGCGTGGAAACAAGGTAATTGTTCTGCGCCGCCTGCGATGCTGCCAGCTGGTAGCCGAAAAGCTGCTGGTTCTGCTCGGCGATCTTCGCGTCCTTCGCCGCAAGCTCCTGTGCCGTCAGACGCTGGTCGATGCTGCGGAAGCCGCAGTTCATCGCGTCGATGATGTCGCGGGTGGTGTTCTGCACGGTGTTGCGGGTGTCGCATGCCTGCGTCGCCATGTCGTAGCGCACCTGGGCGATTGCAGCGCGGTTTTCGCAGCAGCACTCCTGTGCCTGCATCGCCATGTTGTTCAGCTGCTGCATAAGCGCGGCCTGCTGGTTGCAGCGGGAAAGCTCGGCCTGAGCAAAGCCGTTTGCCATCGCCATGTTGGTGCCGTTGACAAGCTGCGCCTGCTGGTAAAATCCGTCGCAAAGTCCCTGATTTACACTGTCGATCTTGCGCTCGATGTTGGAGAAGTCAGAGGCCAGCACATAGCCGTCTACAACGCCGCCGGAATTTCTGCCGTTGTTGCCGAATCCGTTTCCATTGCCGCCCCAGCCGCAGAAAATGGCAAGGAACAGGATGATGATCCACCAGCCATTATCGCCGCCGAAGCCGCCCCAGCCGCCACCTGTCATGCCGGTAGGCGCTACGGGCATTGTCATGGTCGGGGAGCCGTCATTCAAACTCATATTTTTCATTCCTTTCGTAGATTCAAAAGATTTATCTCAATCGTGGCCACGATTTTGATCGTTCAACTGTTTGGAATTCCCGGACTATTGCAGCAGTTGCCGGAATTGCCCCGCCACCTGCTGCAGCTGATTCAACTGCTGCTGCGAGATTTTCCCGCTTCGTACCAGCTTTTCGACCTCTGCTTTTGGATCCCCCTGAAAGCTATTCTGGAATTGACGGAACCGCTGTATCATGTTCTGGAACTGCCCCATCGGGCCGGGCAGTTGTCCGCCGCCGAGGGCGTTAAACAGTGGGTTCATTGTCCGCCTCCTTCATCTTTCGCGGCCTGACGCTTGGGGCGGACAGCTTCGCCACAAGCTCCTCAAACTCCCTGCGGGTCACATATTCTTCGCTCATGTCTTTTCGCGGCGCTGCGGGCGCTGGCGCGGCCTGCGCACGCTCTACAAGGTCGTAGGTCGTCATGGTCGGCTTTCCGCTTGCGTCGGCCTTTTTGACGTACACGACCGGCGCGTTCATATCCCAAAGCGTAACAGCATTGTTGGGCGCGACGATAAAGTCATTTGCCGCCTGCTCGTTAGGAACCCAGATGATCGACTGGTTTTGCGGCTGCTGTGGCTGCGGCTGATAAGCCGGCATCTGCGGCGCGGGCTGATACTGCGGACGCATCTGCATCTGCGGCTCCTGCATCTGCGGCATGGGCGGCTGATTGTAAATCGGCTGCTGATACACATACGGCTGTTGTCCGAACATCATTTATCCTCCTTTGCCCAGTAGAACAGCGGGATCTCATTGCCGCTGTCCCATGTATCGAAATAGCTTCCGTTCTCCGCACAGACCACATGACTGGACAGAGCAAGAACGTACACGCCGCGCGGATGATCTGCGCAGAAATCCGCGACGGTATAGCAGTCCGGGCACGTGTTCGGGATTACGTTCCGGGTAAAGCCCTGCTGCCGGAGGTAAGCGCTCCATACGCTGTTTGCGCTCGGCAGATCGCCCATGATGAGTCCTTGCAGGCACAATCCGATATATACGTCGTCCCAGCTCTTCCCGGTCGCCTTTGCGATGGCCCGGACGGTGCAGTCCCCGACCTTCTGCCCGGCGGGATTTGGATTGAAATAAGAAAAGCCCATACCGAACACTCCTTTGTGTGTCCAGTATGGGCTTTTTTGCGTTTTGATGTGCCTCAGCTGCGTATCACTTGTGCATCATTTCCGCTCAGTTTGGAAGACTGCCGGACGCAGCCTTCATCCGCGCCATGATCTCCGGCAGGCGGCGCTGTACCGTGGCGCGGCCTAGAAACAGCTCCGTTGCGACATCGACTTGGGGGAGCTTGTCCACGAAGTAAAGATGCGCAATCTTCTCATTTTCCCGGCCAAGATTGGCCTGATAGATCACGGCCTCCATGTCCTTGCGTGTCAGGCGGCCAAGCTCTGGCGGCAGCTTGGCCCGCGCCTGCGGCGACATACGCTCCGCCTCCTTACTTTTTCTTGTGCTTCAGCACGGCGATATTGCCCTTGTTGCCGACTTCGAGATCCAGCGCAGCGGCCAGATCGCGCACCTTGACGTAGTTCGTGCCGTCTTTCAGGATGCGTTCAACGGCGACTTCTTTACCGTCCACGATGATCTTGCTCTTTTCGACCACTTCTTTTTCCCCCTCTCCGTTCTTTCCATCTTCGAGTGCCATGACCGTATGGCCCGAGCTTACCAGTACGTCGCCGCGCAGGAGATTGGCGTCTGTCGTCAGGTACTTGCTGCCGGTCAGCAGCTCGAAGTCTCCCGTCGCTGGCCAATCGTGCAGCATACAGTAGGTGGTGCAGCTGTTGCCCTGCTTTTTGTAGAGCGCGGCGACGGCCTCGCAGCCTGCGGCCACGGCGCAGAGCGTCATAAGGCCGGAGCAGTCCGTCTCCACGGGCTTTGTGATCCTGTTCACGTCCCACCCGACGGCTCTGGCGGCCTCATACGCCGTGTTCCGGTCGGCCATGTCGTATCCGATGTTCCGGTTTTTAATGGCCGCCTCGCACGTCTGCGCGGCCCGCTCGGCCTTTTTGCGGCTCTTGTAGCGCAGGACGCCGAGCCAGCGGCCATTGTACCAGTTGGAGATATTCAGCTCCCGGCCGCTCTGGTTGCCGGGCTGCTGGTTGCGTCCTCCGGTTTCTCCAAGGCTGGCCTGCCCAATTTTGATACTCATGCCCGCTCACTCCCGTACAACTCGTGGTGCAGCTGCAGCACGGCGGCCTCGATCAGCTTGTCGATTGTTTCCACATCAAATTGAATGCCCTTCTCGGCGAGGAAGTTCACGACATACGCCTTTTTCGCCGCGCCGTCCGTCGCGGTGTACAGCTGCTCCGCTGCCTTTACGCCGATCTCAACGTAAGTGCGGAGCGCTTGCAGTTTGTCCGCGTCGATCTTGGTTTTGAGCCACGGGATCAAAAATGCCGAAACGAGCGCGCTGATGAGCGCGATCACTGCCGAGATGATTTGTGTGTAGTCCATATGTATGCTCCTTTCAATCTTTCAGCACGATCTCCGCGATGCGTGCTGCCGCTTCCGGGCCGTATTTCTCGGCCCATTTATCCATGTACTTCTGCGCGTACTTCGCGCGGTTCTCGTTCTTGGCCTTCCAGAGATAAAACCCGCTGGAAGCCGTCGTTTCAGCCAGCACCGCAAGCGTGATCTCTGTCAGATCTGCACCTGCCGCGCAGGCGATGATGAGCGCGAGGCTGACGAGCGCGCTGCAGATCAGCCACTTTTTGCTAAACTCCATTGCTGTGTCCGCATTGCGCCTCCAGCTGGTGCAGGAATTTTTTCACGTCGCCGTTCCCACCCAGCTTGACGTATTTCTGCCCGGCGATCAGGCGCTCGGCCATTGGCATTTCCTCCGACATGATGGTCAGGCGGAGAATTGCGAGATACTGCTCGTCCTGATGCTCCTGCATTTTCCCGAGCTTTTTGTCGATCTCGGCTAGATGCGCCTCCTGCGTCGTGGCCTTGCCGCGCTTTTTCTGTATCGCGCTGACGACGGCGTTGACGACCGCCGTCAGCGCGGACGAGCCGAGCACGGCGCAGACGAGGGTGACGATGATGGTTTTGCTGTCCATTTTTCCGTACCTTTCTCTTTTATTTTGCCGGGCTAATCGTCCGCCATTTTGATGTAGGTAGTGGTGTCGCTGGAATAGCTGATGCTTGGCAGCGTCGTGCCGCCGAGGACGGCGTAGAGGGCCGGGTAGGCCGTCCGCGAGAAGGTCGAGCCGTCGCATGCGTGCCATGGGGCAGAGAGTACGCGGACAGTCGTGAGGATGTCGCCGACGTGATAGTTTGGCTCTGCCAGCTTTGCAAGCGCCTCATTTACCATCGGGTTCGCCGGCGCGTCGCCTGCCCGCCAGATCTTCGCTGCGGTTTGTGCGGTCAGCAGATTTCCTGCTGTGAGCGGAGTTTCTATCTGCAGTGGCTCGTCCTCTAGTTTAAGCCATACGCCACGCAATACAACTTTGTAGGCATTGTAGCCTACATATCGGATAGCTCCGTTAGCTAGATCTATGCTGCCTACTCTGTCTTGCATAATTATTCCTCCAGCGCCTTGATATAGGCTTTACAACGGGTACTCACGCCAATAATGGGAATCGTCTTTCCGCTAACGCTATAATCACAATATGCAATGCCGTTGCTTGAACTATATGCCGCTCTTCCGTCCAGCGATAGAGCAATGTCTGGTATCCCATCCTTTAGCACATCGCTATAGGCTTGCCCAGCTGCAGGGTCGCTGATTGCAATAATATTTACCGCGCTTGTACCATTCTTTGTCGCTGTCACGTCACCGGCTGTCACAAGTAGCCCGCCTTTGTATTTTCCACCGCTGTATGCTGGAAGCTCTCGCTTGCCAGATTCATAAGAGATAATTTTCCCGTTGCTCCATGTTGTTCCGCCGTCTGTCGAGTATCTGTATACCATATATCCGGTATACTCGGTAAAAGTACCGGCAACGATGCTTGTCTTCATAAGCCCGAAGAATGCAATGATTGTCGTTCCGCAGTGATATGCGGACATCAGATCATGCGTTGTGTAACCTGGCGGTTCGTTGAAGGATGGAGAGAGAGCCGCAAGTGATACGGTACTTACCGTCTCCCATGTCGGATTGATCAGAGTTTCCGCCGTTGCTGTTGTCAGGCTGTTGTTCGTTCCTGATAACTCCAGCTTGTAAAAGCGTCCCTGCTCTTGATTGTAGAAAAAGACACCATCGATTGCTCCTATACTCACAATCGTCTGCGTTGCCGGGTTCACATATGAGCAGCTTATATATTCATGATCGTGGCCACCGTAGCCGCCGTATTCTGTGCCCACGGCATAGATATACAAAAAGTTCGGCGTAATAAACAGCCCACGATATCTTTGGGTTAGCGCAGACGGCAAGCTCCCGCTTGCGTACAGCGTGAATTTTGTATCAAGGCTCGATGTTTTGTATATTCCTGTGGTTGCGGCTGAATCGCTATCCAAAATGGTGTAGTAAAAGCCGTTCGCGTATTCCAGCACTGCGTCTACCATCGTAAGACCCGAAGGAATGGATGTTCGCTGCGTCCACGTTTCTAAGTCAGTGGAAGTATAAAGTTTATTGCCGGACATTGCAACCCATTCCCCATTCAGGAACCACATGGCGGACGGATTTATACTTGCCGTTTTCAGTGTCCATGGCAGAGGTGCTGCAGAACTGCGAAGGACAGAGAAAAGTTCCGGATACTGTTCTTGCAACACGGTGCGCCCGTCGCACGGGAGCCACGCGTCGGAGAGGTCTGTGCGGGCGGTGATAGCGATGTCGCCGACTTTGGCCGTGCCCTCCGAAAGCTTGCCGAGCGCGTCGTTGACTGTCGGGTCCTCCGGCCTCGTGGTTGCGTTCGGCCAGAGCTTGGCGGCAGTGGCATCGGACAGAAGATTTGCTTTATTGAGAGGCGTACCCTCAACTGTTGGCTCGTCCATACGTTTCATGTACTCGTAGTGATCAAGACTACCGTCGGAATTGTAGATGCCATATCGAATAGCACCGTTTGTAAGAACTTTAGTAGGTTGACGATCTTTCATATCAAGCCTCCTGTCGCGCATTCCGCAGCGCCGGTGTAGCGGAACGCCTTTGTGATGTTATCGATCAGTTCCTCGCAGAGCGCAAGAATGCGCTCGATGTCGTTTGCGCCGGTGTAGGTCAGCCGGTCGAGGCCGGGCGCGTCCGGTGTTCCTCCGGGGTATGCCAGCGCGTCTCGGATGGACTGCACCTGCTTTCGGTATGCCTCGGCCTGTGAGGCCGTTATAATGTCCGTTACGGCCCAATCGGTTTTTGCAGGCCATGCGATACTCTTGCCGCAGATCGCGCCGAGGCGGCCCGCCAGATAATTCAGGGCCGTCCCCACGCGATTGAGATCAGCGGCGTTGTACGCTCCCTTCATCCCGGCCAGCCATTCCGCCCGCTCGGCTGCGGTCATGGCCGCGAACCCCTTCGCCGCCAGCTCCCGCACTCGCTCCACGTCCGCCTGCGTCCGGTCGGTGACGAGGGTGACGATGATGGTTGCAGCGTCCATGGCTATGTACCTTCTTCCGTGATCTTCTTCCACCCGTCCGGGTTAACGGATGGGTTCCAGACGTTGGCGGCGAGCAGGGATTCGTAGAGCTCGTCCTGCCACCAGCCTTTTTCGCCTTTGGAGAAGGCAAGTCCGGCGGTGATGGTCTCGGGGATGAGGCGGAAGCCCTGCTTGTAGGCGATGTCCTCCCAGAGGGCCGGGGCGGCGTCCGGGGTGTTCTGGGCCGTGTCCCAGAGGTCGGAGGCGGCGCGCTTGATGGTGCCGCCCCAGTTGATGCGCGTGCCGGCTTTGACGAGGCTGCCGGAGCCGGTCAGGCGGGTGAAAAGCTCCGGCGCGAGACTCGCGTCGGCGTCAGTGAGACTGGCGGCGCTTTTGACGATATAGGGGCGCAGCGCCCGCGCCCGCTCGGTGTAGGTGCTCATGTTATTCCGCCTCCCCGAGCAGGATCTTCGCGGCGGTCTCTGTATCCGTCAGCGGCAATGCTGCACCCATTTCCTCATAGCTGCCTTCTGGCTCAGTACCTTTCAGCGTATGGTCTGTGAGATGAAACACCATGTCAGAAAGCACCTGATGTTCAGTTCCTTCTTCATCCGTAATAGTCACAGCCATCTTCGCGCAAAATCCTTCTGCCTGATCTTCCTTGCACGGGACATAACAACCGTTGCCATGTAGTCGAATGGGCATAATACTGTCTGCATACCCGGCAAATGTGCCGTCCTGTTTTACTGCATACATGGTGTCCCTCCAAATTTCTCTTGATAGATTGTCTCCAATCGCTTTGTGCTTGCTGTTCGCAGCCGATTCTTCCAATATCCGTTTTCCTGCCCCGGCCATTTTTCATCCGTAAAGTCTTCACCGCAGCCGTTTTTTCTGTACCATCGGTACAGATCGTTCAGCATTTTCTGCCGCTCGGCACCTTCCTGCGTGTTCGGCCTGAAATGCTCCCACCCGTTTTCGGACGTCGCAGCGCATATCCGCCTGCCGTCTGCTGCAAACAGGAACCCTTCAATCTCCGATACAACAGTTCCGTACCGGAGATTAAATGCTCCATCGATGCCATGCCCACGGAACCGCTTATACACGATATACTCCATGCGCTTTTCCCTCATACGCAAAAGCCGGGCGCGAAGCCGAGGGAATAGTACGCGATGTTGATGTCGACTGTCCCGCCGGTGGTCACATCCACGAAAACGTTGGAGGTGGTCGTAGACGGAGAACGGAGCCACCAAATAGCGGCTGCCGCCGTTCCGTTGTGCTTGTACTTGATTTTGCTGTTCCCGGCGGAATAATAGGCGTACTGCGCTTGCTTGCTCGCCTCGTTCGGGTTTGCCCTCGAAATACTCCCGAAAACCTCAAGCTCGGAGAGGAGGAAAAAGTAATCCGTCGTCGCTGTTACGGTGTTCGCCGATGGATTTCCGCCGCCGGTGTTGTCCGTGTACTTCGTCACGGATTTCAGCACGGCTCTGAGCGCTGCCGGGATGGCCGCAATGATCGTACTAGAGTAGCTTGATAGGCTTGTACCGCAAGTTCCTGTTCGCATATTTGACGATGCCCAACCGCCCAAGTTTGAGTTTCCGGTATTCATGACGAATCCGACACCGGTATTTTTGTAACTGCTGTAATAGCTGTCGCATAGCGCAACGTCCGTACCTCCGGATAGGGCGGTTTTTGCGAGTTGGAAATGGATGCGGTTTGCGCCCTCAACGCTCGCATTATGGTTGAATCCGATAATGAAAGCATACGTTGTGTAATTAGAGAGCGTCAGGGCCCCTACCGTTCCATCTAGTGTTACAGCTTTTCTGTCCCCGATGCTCCAATAGTTCGCGCCTTGTCCCGCGTCGGATATATTTTTTATTGTTTCCCAAGTATTGTTATTCAGTAACGGGTCTACAAAATTAAGCGACACCGCGTAACTGTCCGTGATAGTTACGGCTTTTGTGTCAGATGTTTTCCCGTCCAGCGTCGCGGATACGCTCCATGTTCCGGCTTCCGGTACGATAAGCGTGCAAACTCCGGCGCTGTCAGATGTTCCGGTAATTGTTTTGGAGCCGTTTGTCGCCGTGACGGTCGCACCGGCGGATACTGTTACGATCAGCTGCAGAGCGATTCCGGTCTGAATCGTACCGATTACTGCGGCAAGCCCTTCGATGGTCTGTGCCGCAGGGGCTGTGCCTCCTTTGGCCTCCACTGCGTCATACGCCGCGCCGACTGCCGTGATAATGCGGTCGATCTCTGTCTGTACGCTCATGTCTGTTCCTCCTTTAAATCGCGGCGAGAGCGTTTTCGATGTCGTCCGTCAGCGATACCGTGCCGCCGGAGGTATAGCCTGCGGGAATGTCTACGCTGGTCTGCGTGAGGCCGTCGATGGTCTTCGCAATCGCGCCGTTGTTGGCCATGGTGCCCTCGACCTTTCTGCCGTCGGCCAGCACGATAAACTTGCCGTCCAGCACGTCAGCCGCTCCGGCAGTCACGCCGGAAACGTCCTTGTATTTGTCCGGGATCGCGCCGACCGTGACCTTGCCGAGGACTTTGCCCTTGGTGGGCGTGATGTCCTGCGCGGCCTCGGCAGGCGTGGCGGACTTGGTTTCCAGCATGACAGATACCTTGCCCGTGCCGGAGTGCTTACCGGCGGGGACAGTGTACTCCTGATTGCCGGCCGTCGCGTCCAGCACCTTTTCGACCGCGCCGTTGTCCGGCATGGTGCCGGCCTGCGTTACGCCGTCCGCGTCGATAAATACTTTATTCGCCAGCACGTCGGCAGGCGCGGCGGTCGTGGCGGAGACGTCCTGATAGTTTTCCGGGATCGCGCCGACGGTCACGCCGGACAAGCCGTAATAGCCCTGATCGGGCGTGACGGCCTGCTGCTCCTTCGTCGGCGTTACCGACTTGGCTTGCAGCTGGTAGTTGCCGCCGCCTCCAACGCCCTTGACCGTTCCTGTGCCGTCGTGGTAGCCCTTCGGGACGGTGTAGCTCTCGCCCTCCTTGACCTGCGCGTCGACCGCGCCGTTATTCTTGATGGCGGCAGCCTTGTCGGCCAGCGCGTCGAGTTTGTCCGTGCTCGCGGCGAGGCCGAGGCCGACGAGCCATGTGCGCAGCTTGTTCCGCGCGGTCTGTAATCTTGTAATTTCAGTCTGTGTGCTCATAAAATCCTCTCCTTAAATCGTCGCGAGCAGCGCGTTGATATTGCCTACCTCCGCAAACACAGCGGCGGAGGTGACAGGCTTGGTGTTGTCCTTCTCCACGATCTCCGCCGTATCAACGGATAGGGTGTTCGTTTCGGCGTCCAGCTTGAGGCCGGAGCCGATCTGATAACCGCCCCCGCCTCCGCCGCCCGACTGGCGGGCTTCGTTGATGGCGGCGACGAGGTTGTCCTTGTTGTAGGTCCTGAGATCGTCCAGGGCGCCGATCTGCTTCTGCAGCTGCGCCCAGACGGGGAGCGTGGGATCCGCCGAAGGATCGCCGGACGGCTCCACCGCAGGCTGCACCTTGCCGAGCGATACCCAGACGGTCGGCAGCACGACGCCGGAGGCGTTGGTGCCGTAGACGCCGACGCGGACGGTTCGGCCTGCCGTGGTGAGGACTTCCGGCGGGATGGGGACGGTGTCTTCCTCCCATCCGGCCGGCAGGATATCGACGGTCTTCACACCGTCTGTAAAAACGGCGGTTTTGTCGAGACCGTCCCAGTCGTCCGAGAAGACGAAGCGCATCGTCTCGGCCCGGCTCATGCCCGCTGTCAGCAGCGCCGTCCGGCAGCCCGTCTGGGCGAATGCCTTTTTGCATGTGATTACGATCATGTCTGTTCTCCTTGTTACGTGCCGATGATCTCGCAGTCCGCCGCCGCGATGCCGCTGAGGCGGATGTTCATGCTGGTGATCGTGCCGGTGATCTTTGTGCCCCACGGCGTTGTGGTGCGCACGTAATCGCCGGGGGCCTCCTTGTCCATGACGATGCGTACGCTGTGCGTCTGGCGGCGCATGTAATAGTCAAAGACGTGCTGCGCGACGGCGGCGACGTTGTCGCTGTTGACCAGCGTCGCGTCGCGCACCTCGATGACGTTCGGCTTGGTCTGCGTCGTGGCGTTCGAGTTGGTTTTGGACGTGACCGACGTCGTGTGATAGTAGGTCGTACCGCCGACCTCCACGCTCTCTCCGTTTCCGGACGTCGAATAGCTGTGTGCCGTCACGCGGATCTCCGTGACCACTGCCGCCGTTTCAACGCTGCCGCCCGTGTATGTCCGGTCAAGTGGGATCATGGAAGGAGAGGCCGCTGTGAGCCTCCGGACGCGCACGCCACGCGACGCGCTTGTGTCAATGGTCGCACGAAGCGCGAAAACGATCTGTTGCAGCGCTTCTCGTTTCGTGCAGTCTGGGATATAGCCGGTTACGGTCTCATCTTTCAGCGTAGGGTCGAAGTCCAGCGTGAAGTGCGCGCCAAGAATCGAGGTTATCAGCTCCTTCGCGTTTTTGCTGCTGTAGACCGCCGCCGCGAAGGGCTCGTCGTCCAGAATGCCAAGCGCGTCCTGGCAGGATACATCATAGAGCCGTTCGCTCGAACGGGACGAGCTCTTGATGTAAAAGACGCCGATCAGCTTTGCGCCGTCGTAGGCGCTGACGGGCTGCTTCTCTTGGAAGATGAAATCGATATCGTCCGAATTGTCGAGCGTGAAATCCAGCGTGTTGATCTCCACGTCGTCAGAAATCACGCTGACGCCCTCGGTGACGCTGACGCTGCGCAGGTCCTCCCGCTCGAATTCCCGGACGATGCCGAAGAAGATCTGTCTGAGTTTCGCGTACCGGTACGGCAGGCTCGTCTTTTTCAGCTCAATCACGAGCTTGTTGTAGCCCGTGACGGGCTTGGCGCAGAAATATTTCTGGCCGTCCGGCGTGAAGTCCTGCGACGCGACGGTTGTCTCGCCGTTGTACCACGTCATGGTCAGGGCGCTGCAATAGTCGCCGGTGCCACCGTCAAAATAGAGGTAAATTCCGGAGCTTGCGAACGTGCCGTCCAGCGTGATAGTCAGCGTCGGGTTCGCGTCAAAGGTGCAGTCCGCTTTGCTCGGAGCCGAAGACCAGAACGCTGCCCGCTCGGTCGTGAGGATCGGGCGGGAGCCGTCCAGCACCCACTGGTTCAGCTCGTTTGTTGCGACGATCACCGGCTCTGTGCCATACGGCAGTTCCGGAAGGTCGGAGAAGGGCTTCGCAGCGGTGCTCGCCACGCTGGCCGCCTCCGCCGCGCCTACCGCAACGTCCTCATAAATCACTCGAACGCTCATACCGGAACCCTCTTCGGTTTCATTGCAACAAAGTTAATCGATAAGTTCTGCCATTCGCTCCTATCGCCGTATCTTGATACAAGTTCATCTTCTCCGTTTGCCACATAGGCATCAAACGTCAAAACAGATTGCGCATACGGGACAGTCAGAACGTGGCTATCGACCGGCGCGGAAATGTTCTCGTAAAACGCATCATATTCTGCAAGATCAGACGAAACAGGATCGATCTCCAAACTGTAATTGTAAAATGTGCCGATAATGTCGCGCGTCATCGCGCCGGTCATCACGCGGCCCGCGTTATCGCCGTCGAGGACGGAAAACGAACGCTTTAGGCTCACAACATGCAGATTCGGATACTCCTTGCCGTCAAGGCTCAAAATGCTTGTCACGCCTTCACCCCCGCAAGCTTCACTCCGACGCGCTGTGTTTCCTCGTTGTTAAGGTTATACACCGCGCGTCCAAGTTCTCTGTGGTCGAGCTGCATAACAACCGTGATCTGTCTGCCGCCCATGCCGCCCGTTTCGTTCATGGCCTGCTTGAACGCCTGCACCATTGTGGCAAGCGGCGTTTCGATATTCGTTCCGCTTTTCTGGTCTCCCAGCACAGCCATAAACTCCCGGTTCGGCGGGATGACCGCGCCAGACGCGAGGCGGGGGAGAGATACTCGCGTAACAGGTGGAATGTTTATGCCGTACGTCATGCCGCCAATCTTCGGAACCCAGTCCGGAACGTTGATCTGAATCGTGTTAAGCTTGGAAATAAGGAAGTTGATGCCATCTATAACGAAGTTAATCGCGCCTTCGACCGTACCGACAATGAGATTCCAAACGCCTTTCAGAATATCTAGGACACCGTTCCATGCTTTCTTCCAGTCTCCGGTGAATACGCCGGTCAGGAAGGTAATAAGGCCGCTGAGGATCTTTTTCCATGCGTTGTACTGGTCGGAGAACAGCTTTCCGATCGTTTCAAAAATCGCAGCAAGTGCCGGGTTCTTACCCTGCAGCCATGTAATAAATGCGTTCCACGCGTCCTTGATGGAGTTTACAATCGCGTTCCACGTCTGCTTAAGCCCTTCCCAGATCTGCTTTGCACCTTCCGCTGCAAGTTTCAGGTCTCCCGTAAACACGCCCTTGAAGAACTTCCCGAATCCGTCTATGATTTTTTTCAGCCCTTGAATCAGCTCTTCCCCGTGCCCGGTAAAGGAAACAAGTGCCACCAAAGCGGCAACAAACCCGGCAATCAGGAGCGGAATCCAGCTGCCCGTCAGGATGCTGATCCCAATACCGGCGGCAAGTAGTCCGGCGATGATGGTCAGTGTGTTTTCCAGCATAAAGCCGTTTTCGATCACATCTTTGATCCCGACGACTAACATCGCAAGGCCACCTACCACGAGAGCGATTGCCGCAGCGGTCGGCCCGAATGCAATTGCGAGTCCGCCAGCAAGGGCCGCAAGCCCGGCGAGCATCCCGAGAAAATTAGTCAAGTCGATACCGTTGTTCCATGCGTCCAGCCAGAAATAGACAAGCGCAAACGCGCCTGCGGCCGCAAGTGCGATGCCGCCAATCTTGCTTAAGCTGTCTGTAAACATGCTGGCGATCTTCCATGCGAGCAGTCCGGCCGCGATCGCGCCGACAATGCCGAGGATGTCGTTCAGCTTATCTTCGGCAAGATCCAGATTCGAGAAATCCGGCGTGATCCCGCTCGAGTCGGCAGCGCCGCCCGCCCCGCCTCCGCCGCCGGACGCCTGATTGCTGGTGATCTGGTTGATCTCGTCAAATCCGGCCATGCTTTTGCTTGCGTCTTCTGCGGCAGAACCTACGCCCTCCAGCGCCTCTTTCTCGGCGTTCAGTCCCTTCGCGGCAGATACCTGCGCGCTCCAGCTTTTCCCGGACAGCATACCGAAAAACTTTGCGATTGCCGTCACGACTTGTGCCAGAATGTTGACCAGCTTCACAAAAACCGGGATCACGACTTCGAGGATCGGCTGTGCAAGCGTCAGAAGAGCTGCTTTCAGCTGCGCGATAGATGCACGGGCCGCCTCATTCTGCATGATCGTCTCCCCGAGCCAGCTGCGCAGCTGGGAAAGGCCGCGGGACAGGACAGTAAAGACCAGCGCGCTCCTCAGTACCCCGCTTAATCTTCTCCCGAATTTATTCATGCTTTTTTCGACGCGCGCCGACGCTTCGGCCATGCGGGCCGAGGCTCCGCTGGCGTCTGTGATCTGCTGCACCAGCTCTCCGGCTTTAGCCTTTGCAGCGTCAAGCGCATCAGTCTGGGTTATCACCTTGTCGGTGATCTTTGCATATTGACTCCCAAGCTTTTCCGCCGTTTTGTTTTGCTGCACCAGCAGCTGTTCCTGCTCTTTGATCTGCGCAGCAACCTCCGCCTGTCGAGAATAAGCGTCTATGTACTCCGCTGGATTAGCCGAAGCGCTTCCGGACGTGATGCCCTTTAGGCGGTCAGCCTCCGAGCGGAGCGATTTCAGCGCGTCTTCCGTCTGCTTTGCGGACTGAAGCGCAGCGTCCAGCTCCTTTTTAAGCCCGCTCTGCGTTCCGGTGTCCTCGTTCAGCTTTGCTTCCATCTTGTCGATTTTCGCAGACAGCGTATCCAGCTCTTTCTGTGCCTTTTTCGCGTCCGCGTCGACGGTGACCACAATTTTCCCATCTGCCATATTTTCGCCACCTTTTCGGCTGATTTTTGTCATTATTTGTGTTATCTTCCAAGTAAGGAGGGAAGAAATATGAGTGATTGCATTATCCAAATTAGCCGGGACAATTCTTTTTACGGTTCTGGCCTGACCGTCGGCGTTGCATTGGATGGCTGTGATGTCGGCACGCTGAAAAACGGTGAAGAACTTCGAGCTGTGGCCGCTCCGGGCCAGCACGAACTTTCTTTTTACCGGTATCGCCGTCTGGATAAAACCATATCCTTTACCATTGTCGAAGGGCAACAGAATGCGTTTTTTACCATCAAGATTAACGCCTCGAACCGCGTTGACGTTGTTGGCGGGCTAAAAACCAAAAAGCAGGCGAAACGCCCCAGCGGCTGCCTGACGGCTTTAATTGTATTCCTCTGTCTTTTCGTCTTTATCGGTGCGGCCTTTGCTTCCTGCGGATCGTCCTCCAAGCCGGAAAAGGTCGGAACCTCAGTTTCTTCTTCGCAGCAGCCGCCGCAGCAATCCGATTCCGGGCCTGAAACATTTGGCGTTGGGGACCAGGTCGTTCTAGACGGCGTGGCGGTCACGTTGCTCAGTGTTACCGAGAATTCCGGCCAAAATTACGTCTCGCCGGATGATGGAAAGGTCTTTGTTCTGTGCGAATTCGAGATCGAAAACAATTCAGCCCGCGATATTGCGTCCAGCACCATGCTCTCTTTCGAAAGCTACATCGACGGCTATACCACCAGTCTTAGCCTCACCGCCATGATGAGTTCCGACGAGCCGCAGCTTGACGGCACAATTGCCGCCGGAAAGAAGATGAAGGGCGTTGTCGGGTACGAAGCGCCGCAGGATTGGAGCGAGATCGAGATTCGATTCTCTCCAAGTTTCTGGGGTAGCGAAATCATTTTCGAGTATAAAAAATAAGTTTTTCTCGCTGCCGCCCCGGTTAGGGGCGGCTGTTTTTTGCCCCGACGCCCCATGCGGCAAGTAGGTCGGCTTCGGCCTCCGAGTATGTCGTCTTCAGATCGACAATATCCCGGTTGCGCCGGTAGAAATCCCTCTCCTGTTTGTCGAGGCTCTTCCCTCTGGCCTTTTTATCGCGGATGGAAACCACCTGTGCATACAGGCAATCTCCGATTTCTTGATAGTACGCTAGAAACGAATACCAATGCAGGTATTCCAGCGCCCTGAGCTCGCAGCCCGCGATTCGGTTGATAGGCGCAATATAGAGATCAAAGTCCTGTGCCCATGACATGATCTCGGGCTGCTTTCTCTTCTCTCGATTCTCCTGCCCGTGGTCGATGAAGCGGAAGCACTGGTTCAGGGCTTCCTGATAGTCGCTGACGGGCATTTCGTCGAAACCGGGATAGAAGATGGTCAGCGCCGCTTCCGCCTTGTCCCGCTCGTCCAGCTCCCTGTCGGTCAGGGCTACGAGGATATCAAGAATCGCGCGGTAATCGGATTGGATCGGATACGTTGTGCCGTTCACATCGACCGTGGTCGGCAGCGCCCAGATCACTTTTTCCATTTTGCCGTATATTTCGCGATTCTCGGGTTAGTCTTCTTCTGCTCCGCTGCGAAGCTCGTGTCGATCTGGTCGATCACGGCCAGCATGAGGTTGCACCAGACCGGCAGGCCGTCTGCCAGCGCGTAGACGTTCATGGTTCCAAACAGGGCCGTGCAGACAGGCTTGGCAAACAGGCCGTCGATCATATCCCGCATTTCCGCGTCGCGGCGGCGGGCGATTACGAAGATCTCTTTCTTGTCCACGCAGCGATCGATCTCGGCCCTATACGCCTCCTGCTTCCTGTCCAGCTCGTCAAACGTGTTGAAGATCTGTTCAACGAACGCGCTGTCCGTCGGGTTGAAGGAGACTTCCGCCGCGTCGTTCAGCTTGAACGATACGACGCCGGTTTCAAATCTGATTTCAGGCATTGCGGGCCCTCCTTACGCCGCGTCCGGCGTGAAGGTAATGGCCCCGTTGGTGCCGATCGCCGCCGTGCCGGTCGTGCGGTTACCGCCGAGCGTCACGTCGATGGGCATGCCGACAGAACCGCCGCCCTCGCCTCCGAGGCTGGACGGCTTGACCATGGAAGCGTCGTAGCGCTCCGCGAAAACTGCTGTCTTGGCCGTACCCGCATAATGGTGGACGATCAGCACGTCCTGATTCGCCAGTGCGGCTGCGTTCTGCTGCTTGATTGCCAGATCCCAGATTTTCTTCAGCGCCGCGTCGCCCGCGTCAAGGTCGCACGGGTCAAAGCTCTGCGTGATGATCGGTTTTTTCATGGTGGTTCTGGTCGTGCCGAGGATGTCCTTGCTGGAATCCTCCTGCCAGTCGTACTCCATGCTGGAGTCTGTGACGCGCGTTCCGAACGGCGACCATACGGGCGTCGAGGACTCGCCGGTGTTCAGATATGCGATCAGCAACTCCCGGTCGATGGTCTGACCGGCGGTTGTGTTAAAAGTAACTTCTGCCATAGTTAAATCACCTCATATGTCATTTTCATTAAAATCTGGTGGTCTTCCGTGCCGTCCTCGTACCGGGCGAACATTGCCGCGCGGCTGGACGCTTCCACACGCCGGACGCGCATGCCGTCGCCCAGATCCGGCGGGTTCTGCATTGCCCAATCCCCGAACCGGTTCAGCATGGCGTCGCATTTCAGGCGCTTGTCGTTGCTGCTGCCGGGGATGATGCGGGCGATGATCTTGAATTGGTATTCCGCCTCGTGTCCGCCGAGGATGAATTTTCGTGTGATATACGCGCCCTGAATAGTGGACAGCGCCATACTTGCAGAATCCGCAGCGAGAAATTCATAGTTGATCGTTGCGGCCGGCATATCGTCGTCCGAGAAGGAATTCGCCCAGATCATCATCTTCCGGGAGATATCCTGCTCTTCCTCCGCAGATACCAGCCTTTTCTGCTTTTCAGAGTCCATTCTTCACCGCCTTGTCCGCTACGCGGAGCCATTTATCAAGATTTTCGGCCTTTGACGCCTCGAACCAGTGCGATTGCGCCTGATTGTGTCCGGACGTATTGAACACAAGATTCTTGTCTGTCACTACCTTTGTCCCGCCCTTCGGCGCGTAAGTGCTGCCGGTCTCCGGGTCTACCATGACTTTTCCGTAGTACAGGAACCGCGCGTATGGGCCGGGGTAGATAATCGCGTTTCCCTCGACCTGTGTTCTGCGGTCGAGGGAGCCGGTCAGGAACGGTACATATGGGGCCGTGTCCTTTCTTGCCTGAAGTGCAACAGCGTGCTCCGCTTTGGTGCATGCTGTTGTGATTGCCTCATGCAGTTCGTCAAATCCGTCTGCTTTTACGCTGAATTTCAGCATATCAGGCTCCTCCGACCTCAAAGTGTCTCATGTCGGCGCTGCCGTAGTCCTTCCGGTCGACCTTCGTAACCTTGTAAACGTCGTCATAGAGCATTTCTAGCGTCTGCTCGGTTTTGTCCGGCTCTACGACTTCACCTTTGATAAAAAAGGTCGTGCCGCCGTTGCCGTCCGTGGAAAGCGTCCACAGGCCGCTTTTATCGGCTGCCCGCCAGAATTCCTGCGGGCCGACGTAGCGCTTTTCTGCGCCCGTCACGCCATCCACAGCGGGCGTGGAGAACGGGATATACAGATTCACTGCGTCCGCGCCTTCAAGCCCGCTCTGGCGGACGTTGGCCGCCTTGGAGGCTTCCAGCAGAACGCCGCGCATGACTGTGATATAGGTCTTCTCCACATCCTTGAACGTCGCCTGGTCTGTCTCCTGCGAGACGTTGTAGATGGTTACGGTGTGGGGGAACATGGACACGGCCCATACCCCCTTGCTTTGAGTAATCCGGTCGGCCCGAGGTACGCCAGCACGATCTCACGGCGGCGCGTCTCTGTCCGCTGCATATCTGCCTGGGACAGGTTTCGTGAACCAAAGCTGCGTGACCAGCCGCCGACCGTCTCGCTTGACACGGGCCGGTCGGTCGTGTAGACGAGGCTGTCCAGCTTTCCGGCGTCCTGCTCCAGCTCGGCCAGCGCACAGACGCAGTTCTGGACGGCTTCGAGTTTATCCCCGGCGGCGGAGCGCGCGCGGCTCATGGTGATGTAATCGACATAAGCCGATGCCTTGCGGGCGAGGCCGCAGAATTGCTCTTCATCCAACGCCGTCCCGCGGTACACAGTCGCGTAATACTCATAATCGGCGTAGATCATGCTGCGCCCTCCTTCCGGTCAGCCTCCGCACCCGTCATGCAGGCGCGGAGGCTCGATTTTACTTGCTGACGTCTGCGCCGATGAACAGGCCGTAAGGATCGGGCACGACCGGGATAAACAAGCCGCTTGCCTTCGTCCATGTGGTCTTCGGGTCTGGCGTTTCCCACTGGGTAATGGTGATATACTGCTGTGCACTCTTGTCGGTGTACGGACCATAGCCCTTTTCTTCTGGCGTCACGCCCCACAGGCCAACGCCGAAGGAATTGGCCGTACCATTGGACAGGAATGCAACCTTGTCCTCTGGGAAGAAGCGATACGTCTTTTCCGCGCCGTTTGCGGACTGCGCCTTATAGCGCTGGTCGTTGGTCGTGATCTGGCCGAATCCGAACAGCTCGGTAAAGAGGCTGCGCAGCTTCTCGGTGGTGACGTATGTACCAGCGCCGACCGTGCCGTACACGAGGGTCTGAATGCCCTTGTTGGACGCGAGCTTGCGCAGGATCTTCGTACCGACGACCATTTCGCTCAGCGCGTGGCCGGATGCCGCCGCCTGATCTGCGATGGCCTGAAGCTGGCCGATGATATCAGCGTCTGCGCCGAAGTCGATCTTGAAGCCGATGTTTGCGGACGGAACGCCGTAATCGACGGTCATGTTGAGATTGTTTTCCTTGATGGTCATCTTGCCGGTCGCGATAACTTCCATTTTCGCGACCTCGGTTCTGACCTTGACCGCATCGGCCATCAGGCGCATATCGTCGAAGACGTAGCTCACAATGGCGTTGTCAGCGTATACGCCGTTTTCGTTGAGCAGCTGCACCCGCTCGGACTGGTTGATCTTGCGCTTGATAAACAGCTTCTCAACCTCGGTCTTTTCGAGCGCGGGGCGCGTGGCGATCTCTGCCTCGGTGTCAAAGGCGTGGACGGTCGCCATCGTGGGGATCTGTGCGCCGTTTGCGAGGCGCAGGTACTCGGCCTTGAGGCTTTCGGTTTTCTGATCCGGGAACAACCGGTCTCCGAGGTAGGCCGGGCGCGCGACGGAAATGTTCTGCGAGAAATCCAGACGGTCAGCGTCGGAAATCAGTTCAAGAATGTCAGGCATGGTGTTTTTCCTCCTTCTTTAGGGTGTAGTCCACACGGGGTACAGGGTCACATTGCCGGTCATTTCGACCTTGGAGACGGCAGCGCCGCCCTTAGACGTGCTCCAGCCGGTCTGGGTGTTGCCGCTCTTGGTCAACGGGTATTCGGTCGAGACGTCGGCATAGGAGCCCTCTGTGTAGACGTTCTCGTCGACGGGCGGCGTGCCGCTGCCGTCGTTTTTGTCGTAGGTCACGGTATATCCGCGCGTGATCTCCGGCGCGTCAACAAATGTGAAGCCCTTGCCGGACAGCGCGGTCTTTGCTGCGGAGGCCAGCGACAGGCGGTCTGCCAGCACACGGCCCGCGACCATCACGGAGCCGGGCATATTGCCGTCCGTCACATCGATATCCTCAAACACGATGCCGACGGCGTTCGAGTTGTCGGACGGAAACGGCGTACCGGCCTTGACGATCTTGTATTTGCCGTCCTGTACGCCCATCGACGCGGGGATCTCGCGGGTTTTCAGAACGAGGCCGACTTCGCTTTCGAGGAAGTTCGGTCTGACTTCTGCTTTTGTGTTTACAACGATAGACATTTTTCAAATCACTCCTTGTTTGGTGTCTGCGCAAACTGCGCGTTGAACTGCTGCGCGTACATTGCGCCCTTGCTCTTTGCCGCCGGTGCGCCGCCCTGGCCGACAGGCTTGACGAATGTAGGCGTGGGCTTGTCGGACTGGAACGCGGTCGGGTCTGCTTCGAGCTGGGCCTTGTGCCACTCGTCGAAGCCAGTCAGCTCGCCGTCCTTCAGTTCAAGGTGCTTTTCCTTGAGGTCGGCAAGGTAGGCTTTCTCGGCGGCCTTGGAGGAAAACTTGACGCCCTTTGCCGTGATCGCGCGGTTCATAGCGTCGGCGTAGTCCCGGCTTGCCAGCTGCGCCTTGTAATCCTCGGTTTCCTTGGTGTACCGGTCCTGAAGGTCTTCGAGCTGCTTGCGGACGCTCTCGGCGTCCCCGCTGGACTTCCGCAGGTCTTCGATGTCCTTGTCGCGGTCGGCCAGCTGCTGCCGGGCGGCGTTCAGGTCTTCCTTGGCCTGATCCGCTTTTTGCTTCTCCCGGCCGATGTCGCGGCTGTTCTCGTCAAGGATCTTGTCGACGGTATCCTTATCGAGCCCCAGTCCTTCCAAAAAATCTCGCTTCATGGGTTCTCCTTCACAGCTTCGCTTTGTTCTCGCGGGTCGCGTCCGCTGCTGCCCCGTAGTTTAGCGACTTCGGGCCGGTCAAGATTTGATAAAACAAAAAGAGCCAACCTGTATGAAAGCCTTACAGGTTGGCTCATCGTGCCATTCCGCGCGCTCGATTGCGCTGCGGTATCTGTATTATTTTTTCAGCTCTTCCGCCTTGATGATCTGCGCCTTGACTGTTCCATCCTTCATGCGCTTCAGTTGGACGCGGAATCCGGCGGCAAGCGCCCGCTCGATGGCGGCTTTCAGTTTTTCGTCGATCATGCGTTCTCCTTAGAAATCAGCCTTGAAAGCGTTCCCCGCTCGTCATCTTCTACCACTTCCCATTTGCCTGGCTTGGTTTTTCCGTTGAGCGGCGCAGGGGCTGAAGCGGAATAAAGGTAGTCCTCGCCCTCATCATCTATGATGCGGAGCAGATCATATTCGACCCCCACGCATTCATAGGTTTTTCCATCCGTCAGCCCGAGAAAACCGCCGCCGAACGTCGGCCCTTTATATCTCACCTTCATTTTCTCTTCACCCCTTTCAGCTTTTCTTCAAAGTGCTTCCCATTTTGCTCAAACCAGTGAACATCATATCGGAAATTGTCTGTTTGTATTATACCGCCCATTTTCCGCCATTGCAACGGTTCCCCGCCGTAGTTTTCAGAAAGGAAACTCGCAACTTTCAACTGTTTCCCGGAATCTCCGCCAGCTATTTCTCGAATAGAGCCAATTTCTGATCCCTTCGGGACAACGCCGTTCACAATCTCCGTTTTCACGTCCAGCGTTTCTTGCAGCCTTGTGATCGGTTTTGCTGCTTTCGCCGCACTGGCCGCAGCCTCGGATTTTGCATCTGTGTACAGAATCCTTGTCCGCTCCGGCTGCTCCGGCAGCCCTGCGGCATTGCTGAAATCATGGTATTTCGTGTTCAGGCGGCGCAGTTTTGCTGCAGCGGCAGTCTCTTCGTCCTTAAGTCCGGAGGCTTTATAGGCGTTTTTCAAACGCTTCTGCTTGCGAATCGACCGTTCGAGCCGTCTTTGCATCTGGGTCGCTTCGTATGCGGTATATTTCTTTCCGTCAAACTCGCAGCCGAGACCATCATCAATGTGTTCCAGCTGCTCCTCGGTATAGGTAGGCTCCATGACGCCAGGGATATAGGCATGCTTATAGTGACGGCAGTTTGCCCCGGTCAGGCCGTCTACATAGCCATAGCCGGTCGTCTCCACGAGATCCTTGTACTGCCCATGCGGGTCAGGCTCTCCGTTTTCGCTTTTGTAATAGATCCGGCCTTGCCACGCCTTATGGCTCGACCACGGGGACGGGCCGGGCTTATCTCGCGCTCCTGAGTGCGCCGTGATCTCAAAATACCGGGTATCCATATATTCCGCCGACTGGTCGGAATACCTGTCGCAGATCTGCGCCACGCTGGTCATCACGGCCCTGCGCGCGGCCACGTCGATCTGATCCGTGTGCCCGCTCTCATAGTCCACAACTTTGATTCCGCTCTCGGCCAGCTGCTTGACGGCGTTGGCAATAGCCTGATTATAACTGATCGCCCCGCTCTGAATTTGCAGCGTTGACGAATCTAAGGCCCACTGATATGCCTGCGCAGGTGGAAGCATCTTCCGGCCATTGTCGACCAGGAAGCCCATGGATTGCGTCAGATTTCTGAATTCTCCGACCGTCTGCTTGCGGATCGCGTCGATATCGGAAGCGTCGACCAGCCGGCCAGGCTTCGTCACATCGGCCAGCGTGATAAGGTCGTTGTAATAACGCTGGTTGCGCTCCACAACATCGTCGAGCAGCTTGTTCAGTTTTTCCTCGCTGACGTCCGCCGTCTTCTGGATGGCCCTTTTGATCTTCTTGAGATCAATGCCGTGCGACCGCAGCGCCCGGATATCCTGCACCGTGACTTCGTTCAGCTGATCGGCAATTTTAAGCCGGGAACAGACTTCATCCAGCAGCGTATCTTCCAGCGCACGGAACAGCTCCGCGAGTTCTTCCGGAAGGGCGTCAAGCAGTTCGGGACTGAACGGGTACTTGGCTTTTCTCATTCGATCTCAGTCGGTGCGTTTGCGTTTGTCATGTCCTGCGCCCTCGGCAGCATTGCCTTTGCAGTCGCTTCGTCCTCGCCGTACCATTTCGCGCGGTATTCCCAGTCGTTGAGGATACCGTCAGCGAGGTCGAGCCGGTCGTTGGCCCGCTCCTGCTCTTTCTTCTCGGCATCATCCAGGATGGAATCGCCCCAGCTGTAATCGGTGCTGTACGTCCCGGCAGGCGCGAGGTTGTAGAGCGTCGCGTATGTATCGAGCGCGTAGAGCAGGCTGTCAAACGTATGTTCAAGCGCCGTCTGAATGCTGTCGATCAGCACATATTTGCGCTGCTTGCTGTTGCGGATCTCCGTCGCGGTCTTCTCGACGGTCTGCGGATCAGAGATATCGCCATAGGCCAGCCCGACGTTAAACTCGATGCGGCGGAGTGTGTTCTGGAAGCCTCGGTAAATCGCCTCGTCGCGGATCTGCGGCTCGATGTACTGAAAGAATTCGCCGGACGTGGAGAACGGCCCAAGCTCGAACATGCGCTTGTTGAACATGTCCGCAGTCGAGCTCGTGCCGTCCATCAGGACTTTGCGCTCGCTGGAGCGGTATTCCCAGCGCAGGCGCTCCCACTGCTCGTCGGCCTGCTTGATAAGCTGCACCGTAGCCGCGTCTCCGTAGACGGACATTCCGCAGGGGCTGTTTGCATCCGCTGTGTTGGCTGTAGGTGGGCGGAAGTACGCGAAGAGCGGCCCGCTCATATTCTGGATCGCGATCTCCGGCTGAATGTCCGCCCATTCCGGGACGGCGTTCAGGGGCGCTTCTGCGCCGACTGTGCCGGAAGCGTCGCTGTAATACGCTTTATTGCGGATCGTGTATGTCGTGCCGTCCAGCTCGTGCGATTCGAGGCGGATATAATATTTCCTGCCCACCTTCGCGGGCTTATCCCGGAAGATGCCGCCAATGCAGCGCCCGGCAGGATCAAATTTCGTCGGCTGGAATGCCGCCGCGCCGGTCACGTCGACCAGCAGCTGCTCGCCGTAGATATACGGCTTAAATGCCACGCCGCCGAGCGCAAGCCCCAGTTCTAAGGCGCTGTGAAAATTCTCTTCCGCCCGCTCAAAGCAGTCTTTCAGATAATCCGCACGGGCGCTGCCGGTGATGTTGGCCGTCAGCTCGGCCAGCGTCGGTCGCGCGATCTCCCGGCAGATCGCCGCCGGAAGCCCGACAGCAATGACATCGCACGTCTGCCAGGGTGGATTTCCAATAAACATCGCGTACCAGAGGCTTATATTCTGCTCCATCTTCGGGCTGACTGCCGGAGATACACCGAATTCCCGCTCGGCCACCGCCTGCGGGAAAAGCATATTCCGGAACCACCCTCGAATGTTTGTCAAAAGGCTCATTTCTTGATTTCTCTCCTCAAAACGGTCATGCAAAAATAGCGGATACTATCGCACACGTGGTCGTTTTCTTTTATCACGCGGTCTTCGCCTGCGTCTTTGTCCCAGCTATAAAGGCCAAATTCCCGAAACGCGTTTTTGCAACTCTCATGGAATTTGATTATGCCGCTTTTGATGCAGGCCCCCGTGAAGCGAATACCGTCCAGCACGGCGTTGTTTGCTTTCCATACAGAAAACTTTCCGTGCCGCCGGATGCACTCGGCAAAGGACGCTGCCGATGGGTCGAGCACAACACGCTCAATGCGGTATCCGTCTGCGAATGCCTCTAAATCCTGATAATATTCTTCGTCAGTCTTCTGCCGCCCGCTCTCGCGCCCGCTGTGGTAATATTCTTTCTCCATGACGGCCTTGCCGCCATATTCCCGCCACAATGCAAAGACGGTAGGGTTCTGTGTGCCGTAGTCCGATGAGATCCAGTACCGCCCCGGCCCGCCCCGCTCACTCGTGATGTTTCTGGCCCCATCAAACATCGGGTAAACCAGACCCTCGGCGATTCTCCAGAGGCCGAGAATATACCGGTCGTAAAAAACACCGGAATGCATCGCCTTTGTCCGCTCGATCATCTGCGGTGTCAGGATCGGGTTATCTTCCAGCAGGAAGTGGAGGTGCCGCGTGCCTGCGGGCGGCTGCTCGATGTATTTTTTGTACACCCAGTTTGCTGGGCTTTCCGGGTTGCAGTTCAGAAAATATTTCGGGTTCTCGAATGAAATCGCGCGGGCTGTTGCCTGCTCCACAAATGACTGCGGCATCAGTGCAACCTCGTCGAATAAAACGCCCGCGAGCGTAATGCCCTGGATGAGCATATACGAGCTTTCGTCTTTGCCGCCGAAGAGATAAAACCAGTTGACCCGCGCGCCGCAGCGGACTGTCAGGACGCGCGTAGAAACCTTGTAGGACAGCGCCAGCGCCGCTCCAAGTCCTTCGACCTCCATCAGCGGGCGGAGGATGTTCCGTTCTGCCGACTGCACGGTTTTTCCGCAGATTGCGAAATTCGTGCGGTCGTAGTTCTGCATGGCCCACGCCAGAAAGGCCAGCGTCATGATCGTTGTTTTACCGGATCGGACGGAACCGTCGCAGATCAGCGTCGTCTCGTCCGTCTTGCAGAAGTCGAATATCTCCCTCTGCTTTTGTGAAAGTTTTTTAAGGCGCATCGTTCCCGCCGCCCGTGATCGCGGAGATCAGCGCCGCAAACGCCGCCGGGTCTCCGCGCCGTTCGTCCTCCGATGCCCAGCCAAAATTGCATCCAAGGCTGAACTTTGCACCAGACGAGCCGTCTTTGTCGTAAAGTCGTTCCTCTGCATAGGCTTCGCAGCGTGCCTTCGCGCGCGTTATCGCGTCACGATATTCCTCGCGCCCCTGATAGTCCAGCAGGACTTTACGCCCGGACAGACCAAGCGCCAGCGCAAGCCCGGTGACAGTCGGCGGCTTCGCTCCGACAACGACCGGCTGGCCGTGCTTGTCGTAGATGGGCTGGCCGTTTTTGTCGAGGCGCGGCGTGCCCTCGCAGCTCGCAAAATAAGCTTCTATTGCCCGCTCCATCGCCTTTACGCTCTTGATCTTTCTCGGCTTCCCCATCTCCCCGCCTCCTTTGCGCCGGTTTTTGTTTATGCCAAAGCAGAGACGGGTATGCTCCGCCCCTGTGGCTTATATTTTATCATGGCTTTTTGCCGATAATCCCCCAGTTGGGGGATTTGCCGTTAATTTTTTTGGCGTCCGATCAGGCTATCTGTCGAGACGTCAAAAAAATCGGCTATTTTTACCATGGAATCAATGGACGGACAGCGTTCCCCTCGCTCGTATTTGCGGATAATGTTCCGTGAGAGGCCGCAGCATTCCCCCAGCGCTTCCGGCGACATACCGTAGTGTTCGCGAAGCTTTCGGAGCTGCGACGGAAAGCCCGGCGGGGGCGGCGTACTGCTCTTTTTGCTGTGCTTTCTGCTCACGTCCTGCATCCTCCGTCCCTTTCCGGCTCGGCGCCCTTGCAATCGGAGATATGGCGATACTTGGCGCAGCAATTCTCGCAGCGCCAGTCATGGCAGATGCAATCTTTCCGGGTGCATACCGGCTTTCTGTCTGTGCGCGGATGCCTGTCCGGTTTCCGGTTCATGCTAATCGCTCCTTTCGTGCTAAAACGCTGCTCATTTACGAGGTTTTAAGAAAGCGGCCTCGCTCCGCTTGTGTTCTGATCTTGGATCGACTACATACTTATAATATTGATACCTGTACTTTGTCGTCCGTGCCTCGACGAGGATATAGCCGCGCGGGGCGACGGGCGGATGCTTTGGGCTGTACTCGCGCACGGCCTCGGTCGCAGGTTCCGGCTCGGGGCGGATACAATTTCGCGTCGCCTTGTACCGGTGGCCGCCGAATTCTTTTCTCCAGTGCGCATGCAGGTAACTGGCAAGTGCTGTGTAGTCCTGGCCGTGGTCGATCTTGTTTCCCTGCTCATCTATATAATAGTTGTGCTTTCGCAGGTGCCGAACCTCGATCACGCTGCCGAGCCCCCAAAGCCCGCCGATGGCTTCTTCCGGGATTCCCTCTGTTACCAGGTGCAAATGAAAGCGATTGGTTGTTTTTCCTCTTCCGTAGAAAGCAACGATTTTGGCCTCCGGATAGTGATACTGCATGCGGCGCACAAGGTTGTCGCGCACTCTGCGCATTTCCTCTGCGGTATGTACCTCGTTTTCTGTATCCAATGTCAGGGTGGAGTACAGGCTTGTGGGCGAGAAATTGGCGTTCATCAGCGCAACGAGCCGATCCAGCGATTGCTTGCTGTTGAATTCATCGCGCTCCGCCTGCGTCTGGAAGCGCGGCTTTCGCGGCTTGCTGGTCTTTTTGTCCGCGCCATCGGACACGGTATAAACAATCTGCGTACATACCGCCCCTGTAAACAGTCGGCGCTTGTGCCTCTTTGCCATCATCCACACCTCTTTCTCCCGGGCGGACAGAGCCGTCCGCCCCTACAGGTCCATCTGCCCGCTCAAAGCGTGGCCGGAAATTCCGGCCATGCGTTCAACGATCAGTTTCCTCGCGTATTTTCATTTCTGTGTATTCTGTTGGCGTTATCGGTGGGAAGCCGAATGCCGCCCTGATTTCGTTCGGGGCGTTCTTGCGGAATACATCTTCTTCCTGCATGATGGCTTTCCACGCAGCTGCGTCCAGCGCCTCAAGCGTTACCTCCGCTTGATGTTTCAGGCTGCGCAGCTTGAAAAATACCAGCACACCCAGCGCGATCCACTCCAACGCAGCAGCAAGCTCCAAAATCTCAATGATCATTTTCTTCTCCTTCCACTCCTTCCATAGTCGCTTGGCAGTATTGGCAGCGGCGCGGCAGGCTCTTCCTCACGCCGCCCTTTTTCCAGACTTCGACATGCGGCTTCTTCGGCCTGCCGCAGGCCGGG